GTGCATCGCTTCCTGCTATGATAAGCGGATTGAGGTCCTGTGCGGACTTTCCGAAAATGTTCATAGCATAGGCATCACGCTGTGTTACATTCTCGACACGGCCGAGAGCATCTATTACATCATAGAAAACCTCTTCATTGCTGCGCAGCTGCCCTGCACTGTCTGTTATAGTAACTCCGAGAGCCTTGAACGCCTCATAAGCATCACCTGTTCCGCTTGATGCTGTCTGCATATTACGGACAAGCTTTTTAAGCGAGTCCTGCAAGGTCTCGGTAGAAACATCTATCAGAGAAGAAGCGTAGTTAAAACGCTGAAGCTCCTCTGTTGACAGGCCCGTAACTTTGGAAAGAGTGTTCAGCTCATCAGCCGTAGTTGCGGCCGACATAGTAACTCCTCCGAGGGCTGTTATAATGCCCGCTGTGACAGCTGCTGTCTTCTTGACGTCGCTTGCAAGCTTATCGACGGCAGAGCTTAGCTCATTTTTTATCTTTTCGGATACAGACTTAGCCTCGTTGCCGAAACGCTTTAATGCGTTTTCGCTTTTAGCAATCTCAGCTTCCAGCTGCCTGAACTGCTGCTCACTTATCTTACCCTCATTGAACTGCTGTTCTGCCTGCTTATGAGCTTCTTTCAGCACTTCAAGCCGTTTCTTGGTTGCTTCGATAGCTTCATTGGCCTTTGTAAACTTCTGAGACATCAGGTCTACATTCTTAGGGTCAAGCTTCAAGCCCTTATTAATCTCGGAAAGCTCCGAGTTTACTGTTCTGGCTTCTTTGTCTATATCTCTGAGAGAAGCTCCAAGCTGGTCGGTTTTACCCTTAAATTCAATAGTGATACCTTTGTATGTTTCATTGCTGAATGCCATTTTCTCAACTCCTGTTTACGAAAAAAGCACCTTGCAAAATTGCAAAGTGCCTGTATATCTCCCCGGGGAGATTTAGAAATTATCAAAGTCCTCCTGCGTTGCATTTACTACATCTTCGGTATAGCCTTTAACTATACACCATTCTTCCAGAGTGTTCAGGACCATAGGGAGTGACATATTATCGAGGTCTTTAACTGTCAGCCCGCAGATAAGAGCTTCGGCTATGAGAGCTTCAACAGAAAAGCTTTTTCCGGAACCCGAGTCTTCTGTATTTACATCAGTCAGTGCTTCATTAAACAGCCCGACAGCATCGAATATAAGCTTGATAAGGTCGGGTGTTTCGATATCCAGATGCCAGCTTTCGGGCGGCGGAACAGACGGATCAGCAGTCTTGGCCATAGACCATAAAAGCTGAAAGCCGATATCTATGAACTTTTCCTGAGCAGCTTCACGGTCAAGCTCCTGAAGCTCAATGTAGTCCTCGTTATAATCTCTGCCGAACTGCTGCTTATAATGTATCAGAACGCCTGCTGTGGTTTTCAGCAGGATACTGTTATTCCCTATTTTGATAAGTTTTTCCATTGTATATCCTCGTCATGTATTAAGAAAGCCGCCCTTTCAGAGCGGCTTGATTCCAAATACTTCTTCCGTTTCAAACTTTATAACATCAGAAGTTGATGCATTGGGATGACTTTTAATATACTCGATCACCATTTCAGCATATCTATTATTATCTCTGGCTTCCATTAATCCACCATTGACAAAATCTGAATATGAATCCTTTACGGATTTAAGCAGCATTTCAAGTTCTTCTGTTTTAGTCATCTTTTTGCTCCTTTACTCGATAAATATTATAGTCGCCTATACCTCGATTTTCAAAATAATATGTCTTTCGTGTTGTTGAATACCTACAGTATTCTTTTCCCTCATATTTAGAATGATAAACCATTCCAACATTATCTGTAAAGCTTTTATACTCTTTATATGGTAATTCGATGTTTGGATAATTAAACGGAACTCCGTTACTATCAAGTCTAACACTTTCAGAATGATCTGTCAAGTCATTTCCGCCATTATCTGAGCTGCTGGCGGAGCTTCCGCCCTCATCAATAAAGCGGCCGTGTTCATCTCTTGCCTGGTCTTCACGATACCGAACCTCGATATATCTGAACTTCAGCCGTAAAATCTCAATCTCTTTTATCTTACTGACCATATAAGCAGGAGCTGAGGGCTCATATATGTAAGTCTTTCTTATTTTCATATCAATATAACCTTGTAAACCAGTTATTAAAAATGGTTTCGTTCTGCTCGGCTGTAATGCTTTTCTTATAGCAGTTACTTCCGAAAATATCTTTGTTGGCTCTGATTTCAAGCCGCTTAGTATCTATATTAAAGCTCGATGAGAGCGTTGTAGCGTCGAATTTGGGCTTTGCACATACACAATCCATATAGCTGTGACGAATCGCTCTTCCGTCGGTAAAATGAGTTTCGTATAGCAGTGCAAAGTGTATTTTTGGGTGTTCATTCTCTATAAGAATACCGTTACTGAGCGTATAGCCCAGAACTTCGATCAGAAAAGACTCGGGAAGACTCACTATCTCAAGATCGAGCTTTATTCCCTTGTCAGCATATCCTACTGTATATTCGGTCGGGTTTCCTGTTATGTTAGGTGTGATGACTATCGGCTCCATATTCGGTTCCCTGCCTAGCCTTATCGCACCGGGAAGCGCCACAGGAGCTGCGGTGCCCGTTCTTAAACAATAATGAAAATTGCGGAAACCGCAGCTCGCTGATCTTGGCATTTACTTCCCCTCCCCTTATGTATCTGCTGTCGCTGATGCTGTTATAACGATAGCGCCTGTTACTTCGGCGATTGTGATAACACCTGTTTCGTCATCGTATGCAGTGGATGTTACATCGGTTCCGCCCATTGTTACGGTGACAGTACCGATCGTATGTCCGATCTGCTCCGTCAGTGTAGCTGTGAATGCAGAGCCGGATGCAGCCTGTGAGCCGGTAAAGCTCGATGTAACATGAGACAGTGTCTGGGTTACTGAGTAGTAGCCGGGAGCATCAGGCTCTACGAAGTCGCTGGGGGCAGGAACGGCATTGAAGAAATTAGCATATACGTCCCAGTCCTCGTAGCACTTACCTTTGACTTTTCTGTTGTCCAGTCTGGGCATAGACTTAATATTGATTGTGTCAGTATCAACAGAGAAATTCGAGGATTTCGTGTTATGAACGATCGACGGACGCTGAGTAAGGGCACATCTCCACAGGCAACTTCTTCCTTTATTCACATCTCCGTCAAACTCGAACATAAATGCAAACTCTGACATTTTTGCATCGGAGTCCTCAACACCGTTTGAGTCGTTAAGTATCTGCTCTTCAAACTCTTTCGGAAGTACAACAATTTCAACAGTTCCTTCATAGCCGTTATTGACAGACTGAGAAGCATAGTCATCGATGTCATCTGCCGGTACATTGGCAGTCGACATACTGTTATTAAGTGAGACCGACTTCATGCCAGGGCAAGCGAAAGGTGTGCCATAGGTGTATCCGTTAGCATCTCCCGATATTATTTTTGCAACGTGAGCGTTTTTGATGCCGTACTTGATCTTGTTTCTTGACATTTTTATCATCCTTTCATATGTGGTACGTGATAAGGATCTTGCTTTCGTCTCTTATAAAGAGCTTGCTGTCCTTATCAAAATAAATGTCGTTGTCGGAAAATATCTGCTCAAGAATATTCTCCGAAACGTAGTCTGTGCGTGTGACATAGAGCTCCACAGTGTATCGGGGCTCTTTGTAATACGTCTTGTTATCGGCGGTAGTGCGGCCGGGTGACTCTTCCAGTATCGCACAGTAAGGCGGCGCTGAGGGTCTGTCCTCAGGTTTGAGAGCTGAGAAATCATAAAAGCAGGTCGGAAAGCTTGCCGATAACAGCTCATATAAGTGTTCAGGTGTTATTATCAAGGCAGTGTTCCTCCATATCTTTCACAAATTCTTCGATCTCCTCATCGGCAGCCTTGTTGATGTGAGGCACCTTGCCGTAGCTGCCCTCTCTTCTGACTCCGTCCTTGCCGATAACGGCATGGCCGTTCTCCAGCAGATGTGTGAGCTGATAGTCCGTCTTATTGCGGACAATGTATTCAGGAGCGTATGAGTGCTGAGTAGTCTTTTTTGACTCCCAGCCTTTTGCATACTTTCCGGGAGTTCTGCCCTTCTTTGGCTTTTTCAGCTTAGGAGAAGTCTCTTTAAGTTTTTCTGCAAGTCTCTTTGCGTGCTTCTTTGCATATTTGTCACAGTTTGATGTGACGTAAGCAAACGTATCATCACAGACCGCTTTGAGCTGCTTGTCCAGATCCATTGTTATTACCGTCCTTACATATAGCGGAGATCTTCAGAACTTCATTTCTGAACTGCGGATTATCGATGAACGTTATGTCGTAGATACGTCCTCTGAACAGAAGGCGATACGATGATGTGTCGAGGTCTTTGAGCTTTGGAGTATAGCGGACTGTGAATTTTACGGTTTTTTCTGAATTAGCAAGTCGAGCCGAATAGAATTCATCTCCGCTAAGTTCATTGACGTAAGCCCATGGATTATAGTAATCCTGCCAGTTGTCTATAGGGTTTCCACGATCATCTTTTCCAGAAATGTTTTTCTGGATCATAATTTTCTTATCCATGATCCCAGGATTTATCATCGTGACCGCCTCCTATCCGATATGATTCTTAGCGTACATCGATAAGATGTTCTCAGTCGTGCGGTTCAGGTTTGCTGAATTGACCGTCAGCGCACGATTGTCAAACATATCTTCGATCAGGACAAGATAAGCGATAGTTAGATCCTCATGCTCGTCGAGTTCTTCCACTGTGAGTGCGGTATAGCCGATTATAAAGGACTTGGCGGCAGGCTTGATGATACTTAGAAATTCAGTATCTTCATCTGTAGGGTCATCAACTCTCATAAAGCTGAATATCTGTTCATCTGTTACTTCGCTTATCTTCATAGTTTACCTCCTTGTCAGCTCTGTTCGCCTTCAGTATTATCAGACGGATCAGGATCGGGGTCGGGATCAGGTTCTGATGACTTGATGCTGAGCACTGCGATCTTCTCTGCGTTCTCAACCTTGGAGTCAATATCGATATATGCGACTACGCCGACAGCGTGCTGAGTTGCATACTTTTCACGAAGAACTGTGACCTCTGCTTCCTCGGAAACCTTAACTGCAAGGCCGCTCATATCACCGTAGATAATCGCCTTGGCACCCTCGGCAATTTCAGGCATATTCTTTGAGATCATAACAGGTCTGCCGAGCAGAACGTATCTCCATTTACCCGAGAAATCTCTTTCGAGCAGGTAATTACCCTGACCGTCTTTGAGCTTTCTGATAGAATTTCTTGTCTTCTTGGACATGATCCAGACTGCATCTCCCTGATATGTATCGGGTATAGCATCCTGAAGGTCGATAAGCTCATCAGAAGTGATCTTGTTGTTCGCAGACGTTGTTACAGCTGCTGTCAGCTTGGAAAGACCTTCGATCTTGTCGACGGTGCCGCAGATAAGCTCTTTTTCGATCCATACTGCAATATTCTCTGCCATTTTCCTGATGACAAAGCCGAGCAGATCAAAGTTAGAGTTATTCAGAAGCTTTTTGGAGATCTTGGTAAGAACGCCTGCGAGGAAGCCCGTAAGGGTGATACTCTTGAAGCTGCCGCTTGTTGATGTGAGCTCGGTGAACTCATCAGCATAAGCAACTGTAATATCGCTCGTTTCGCTGTCATAGTACGGAATAGTGAGGTTTCCCTTGACATTGTATCTTGTAGCAAGCGAATACAGAGGTGAGATCTCAACAACCTTGTCAATGATCTTGTTTACGATAGATGTAGGTACTACAGCTCCGTTGTCGCCAAAGGTCAGATTGGCGTCTGCATCTCTGGTCTCCTTGCTGATCCTGCCTCTCAGATAATTCTCGAAGGCTTTCTCCTTGAGTTCAGTATCGCTTTTCACGGCTGCTCCGGGCTCTGTAACAGCTCCCTTACTTTCGATCGAGCGGAGCTCCTCTGCAGCAGAGATGGTCTTGTCAAGGTTTTCAACCTCAGCCTTCATGTTCTCGTAGCTCGCAAGCTCATCATTTGTGAATGCTCTGGTCTCGGTGTTGGCTGCCTCAACGATCTTCTGCATATCGTCGAGGAGCTTGTTTCTCTTTTCAATAAGTGCTCTCAGATTCATAGTTTTTTCTTCCTTTCATTTTAAGAATCTCTATTTCACGGCTCTTTGCCGCTATAATAGCTTTATCTTTTTCTTCCTGTTCGCTCTCTGAACAGATTTTGGTAACGCCTGCTCCCTTCTGTGCAGGAACAGCTACGAATGACCACTCATAGGCATCGGTCGGCTCATCAAGAATGAAATGACAGCGTTTGCCGTCATAATACTTGCCTTTTACGTGTTCGCAGGGCCTGCTGCGATGGTCTGTGCCGCAGATAGAACAGCTTATCCTGCTAACCGAGCAGCTTACAGACACTTCCTTCTTTATGCCTGCGGATATCTCGGTTATAAGGTCAGCGTTCGAGCTTGTTCTTGCCATATAAGCCTTTGCTCTTAGCTGTGTGAGCGGCTCTCCGGCTGCTGTTGTTCTGCTTACATCAGTTACTACAGAACAGTCATATATCCTTGCAGACTGGTTACTGCCCTTAGGATCGTGGTCAAAGATGCCTGTTTTGCCGACATAAAGCTCAGACAGCTTTTCAAGAGCCGATACTGAAAAGCGTTCTCCGTCTCTGTCAATCTCGTTGTCACAAAGAATCACTGAAAACGTGAAGAGGTCTTCCGCTTTCATATCATTGAGAGTATACTGATTGATCTGGTCGAGCTCTTCGGGCGTTATTTCGCTTGCTCTGTACTCGATCACTCTGCCGTCTCTGAGCTCAACAGACGTTGCAGGATAAGCAGGCCGATGAGTAAGTATCGACACCTCAAACATATCGAGCTTGCTTATATCACGCTCGTATGTACCGTCTGAGGCCTGCTTATAGCTTGATTCAATCGGATTCATGCCGAAGCTCCAGCCTTTCAGCTTCCCTGCTCTGGCAAGGCTTATGATCTCTTCATCTGTCACCTGTGCACAGGCGTAAAGGCCGATATTGTCTTCTTCAAGCTCGATGCTGTCAGGCAGCACCCTTGAATGGTTGAGCTTGAAATCTACTTTCGGGTTTCTTCTCAGACTGTCGGCAAAAGCGCCTTGTTTGATGACCTCCCGAAAGTCTCCGGGAGCGTCACGCCCCTTAGCTTTAGGCAACAGCTCAGACTTACGTTCGACAGCGTTTACATAGCCGCTCAGCTCTACTGTGTCGGCTCTGAGTTCAACTTTCATTTTTATCACCTCTTTCGATTTTTTTGCATAATAAAAGCGCCTGTGACCGGCATTTTTGCCGTTCGCAAACGCTTGTATCTGTATTCTGTTTATCTCCCCGGGGAGAGTTGGGCATAAAAACCGCCCGAAGGCGGTTATGTGTGTTATTCAACTGTTAAGTGAAATCACTTGCTAACCTTTAGTTTTCTTTTCATTACTCGGAACATAACATACTGGATCATTATTCTTCCAAGCTTCTCGATACTCTTCAACAGTCAT